ACGTCGCCGGGCAAAAGCTCTTTGAAGGTGCGTTTAACGTAGGCTTGCAGATTCCGCAGCGCCCGCGGCCCCATGCGGCCCTTGTTGGCCTGCACCGCGCCCAGCCGCTTGATGGTCCGTTCCACGGCGCTGATGGACGGCAGGCGCAACCCTTGGGTTGCAGCCACTTCATAGCACATGGCCATGGTCGGCTTGCCGGGCCGGCGGTACAGCTTGAGGAACGGTCCCAGCCACGCCGGGGGCGCATTGTCTGGCAATTTGGTGGGCTTCGGGGCCAGGGCATCCGCCCCCTGCCGGTCCAGCGTGGTGCGCCAGAGCCGCAGCGTCACGGCGCTCACGGCCCGCTGTTCGCCCTTGCGGGCATTGGCCAACGCGGCCAACTCCGCCAGCCGGGGGGCCAACGTCCCCCCCGCGGCCATCTCTGCAAATGTGGCTTCGGCCTTGATGATCCCCACCTGCATGGAGTCCGCCAGCTCGCGGACGGCTTCCAGCACGCCCAATCGCGCGTCCCGCACCTCCGCCTGCCAGTCCCGCAAGGGCGAGGCCAAACAAGCCGGGACTTGTGCGGCAGGAGCCGGCCCTGACTGTGAAGCAACCAGCGGCGCGGCCTGGTCAAGCACATGCGCCAAGGCCCGCTCCCGTACTGCCGCCGGCAACCCCTCCAGCAGGTACAGCCGTGCGCCGCGCGTGCCGGTGACGTAGGGCCAATCTTCGGCCTGGGCGCGCCATTGCAACGTCCTCAGAGGCGTGCCAAGCGCACAGGCGATAACCTTTGCCGGCAGCGCTTTCACGCAGCCACCCCTACGCCGTCCGGCAGAGCCAGATAACGGCGCGGCACGCCCAGCTCAACCAGCCGCGCCAGCACCCGCTTGTTGTTTTTTCCGCCACGCACCGTGTGACAGACCAGGCTGCGGGAGCACTCCAGATCCCTGGCGATGTCCGCCATGCTGATCCCTTTGCGCACCAGGTACGCCCGGATCGCCCGCCCGTTGCGTGGGCTCTCCACGGAATCAATACGCCGCGCCATGGCCATAGGTTGCTTGCCCGTCATGCCTAGTCCTCCAGCACGGCCCGCAGGCGGGCCTTTTTCTTTTTCAGTTGCCGCTCGGCCTCTTCCAGCTCCGCAAGCTGCAGCAGGGCCGCTTGCTTGCGGTCGATCACCCTCGCCTCCAGCGGAGCCGCCAGAGCCTGCAATGGCTCCAGCGTGTGCAAGGCCCGGCAAAATGCCACCATCCCCCGCGTCGGCACTGGCCTGTCAGTTTCCATTGGGTTCAGCCATTTGGCCAAAGTCTCGACGGACAACCGCCCGCCACGCCCGGCCGAGAGCGTGATCCCGTGCTCCCCGGCCGCCTCATTCATCCGGTCCACTACCTGTTCCATACTCAGTCCCGAGGATTCATACGCCCGTCGCATCGCCGCCTTGATGGACGGATCAACGTCCAACGAGGGAGCGAATAAAGACAGGGGCCGATTCCGATGGGGCATTGTCCGTCCAATATCCGGGTTTTTCCGGGCGTTGTTTCCTGCCTGGACAGGTGGTATCCAGGCTGGGGGCAAGGTCTACATGGCGACCTGCAAAAGTATTTACCAAAAAAATTTTGCAAAGCAAGATTTTTTTGGTGAATCTCTAATTTTTTTTCAAAAACATACCGTTGTGGACTGGAAATATGGGCAAGACAGATCTGCAAGTTGACGAATTCGGCGCGCGGTTGAGGTACATGCGGGAGCTCCGCGGAATGTCCCGCGAGGACTTGGCAAGCAAGCTAGACACAAGCAGAACAAGCATAGAAAACTATGAATCGGGGCGTCTTCCTAAAGGAGACATCTTGATGAAAATGATTAAAGCCTTAGGTTGCTCTGCAGATTGGCTTCTCTTTGGCGGTCAACATGCGCAATGCCAAATCGAAAATCAACAAAGCCAGTCCGAGTCTTTTGTCTATGTTAAAAAAGTAAAGGCGAGATTGTCAGCTGGGAACGGCAGTCTAGAAACAGATTCAGAACTTGATGGCTACCACGCATTCCAAGAGCGGTGGATAATGCGCATGGGAAACCCATCAAGAATGGTCTTAATGGATGTTGCAGGGGATAGCATGTCGCCAGTTCTGGAAGATGGCGATACCGTGTTGATAGATGAGAGCAAAACTGAAATCATTGCAGGTAAGATTTATGCTGTTGCAATAGATGATGAAATTCTAGTAAAACGCCTAGACAAGCGCCCTGGGTTAATCGTTCTTCGCAGCGAGAATCATCGCTATGAAGCCCTTGAGATAAACCCCGCCGATGAGAATGTGCACTTCAAAATTATTGGTAAAATTATTTGGTGGTGCCGCGTTGCCTAGTGACACATACTAGCAAGTTAGTAACACGGTCTGCACTTGGTGAGTTTTTTAGACATAGGCTAAGGTTGCGTAGTCCGAGCGCGCAATAGATTAGTAAAACAATCGTATTACTTTGATATTGAATGATTTTATTTCGGTGAAGTTGTTGCGCAAAGTTGCGCGGTCAGCCAATCAACCGCGCAACGGCCCCGATGCTGAAAGCGAACTGTACCAAAAGGTTACGTGAAGGCCGGTGATAAAAGCAGACGCGGCAAGACCTGGCCAGCAGGCCGCAAACCCCCAAAACTGATAAAAGCGCCCCAGCGGCCTTCAGACCCGCCAGGACGCTCCTAACAGCGCGGTTTCCTTCCCACTATATCCCCTCAAATCCCACCATATCCCGCCTCACTGCCTGATAAAAGCAGCCGCTGCCCTGCAGACATGGTGGGATTTGGGGGGACTTTGCGGGATGTGGTTGGGATTTGGCGGGGTTGTGGGGTGTTTTGGGCGGGGTGGCGGAGGCGGACTTTTGCGGGGGATTTGGCGCAAGAAAATGGATTAGCGGGGGATTTGGCACAACTCGGACATACAGACGAGCGTGCCATTATTATTTGATTAAGGCCAGATACGCAGGTTGCACCGCCCGGCGGTTGCTCAACTTTGCGCAACCGGTTGAGCAACCATGCGCCACAGTTGCTCAAAGATACATTTTACTGAAATAACTAGAATTATACATCGATCTGAGCGGGATCATGAATGGAGGTTGCGCAACCAAGTCCGCCTTCAATGAGCAGGTTTAGATGAAGTCTACAAATATCTAATACCCACACATTTCTACAGGGAAGCCTTTTCCGACATAAACACATAACGGGGCGCACGCCCCGTTATTGATTCAACAAGGGACGGCGGCAATGCCACTCTCCCCCACCCGCGGCCTCCTCGACACCCGACCTGCGTTCCCAGCGCTCACTTCCTCCCACCAGCAATGGGCCGCAAGCACGACATTCCCTTCCCTCTGCACTCGTCTAGCCCGGAAACGTCGCAAGTCGGTTCGGGTCAGATTATCCCGTGTCCTCGAAGGCATCCCCAGCGCGGTGGTGCTCAAGGCCGAGACGGAGCTGGCGATTTTCCGCTTGAATCATCTTGTTTTCTTCACGGATTTGATTGTTCTCGCGCTCCAAATTGTCCAACTTGAGCTGGATCGCCCCCAAGGCTTTATCAAGCTGGTCCTGCATTGAATCCAGTTTCCTTTCAGTGACGATGGCCTTGTGAAACGCCTTGATATTACTTACGATTGCGGTTGTGTAAACCGTTCTTGAATTGAGTATGTCTATTGTTTGGGCCAATACGTCACCCATATCAAACGCGTCTATCTGCTCGTCATGGTCTTCCGCGCGCCTTTGTGGATGATCAGCATTTCTTTTCAGGCTCGCCCCCTCACTGGGTTGATCGCGCCGCATTGCCCCTTCCCCGGTTAACAACCAATCCGCTGACACTCCCTTGCTTAACGCTACTGTCGTTATCCAGGCGGGGGGAATGCTGCGTTTATGTTTTGCCGCGCTGATGGAGCCTTGCCGCAGGTTCAACTCCAATGCCAAATCCGTATCTGTCTTTACAGAAAAGACTTGTTTTAGGCGTGACAAAACCCCCTCAAAATCTGGCGTGGGGCTAGCGCCTGCGCCGGCGGCAGGATTGATTCCACCTCTTCGGTCATCCATGGGGAACGGCCTTCAACAATTTTGGTGACAAAAAAACAACATAGACATTGACAATGTAACGCCGATGGCGTTAATCGTAAGTTGTCGGGTTGCACGGGCAACCCTCCTTTCGCAACTTATCCGCAAAAGTTGTTGTTTTCAATGGCAAAAAAGCGGCTTCTCCCAGACAACGCTCCTAAGCAACTATTACTCCCTTTGGCTGCACCGGGGACAAAAGGCTTTCGTGCCGGGACGTTGCTTCGAAAGGACGCTGTGCGGGAGGCGCTGACAGAGGCCCTCGCAGGGTGTGCCCTTTCTCGCGAAGAGGTGGCCGCAGAGCTTACCAGGCTGACGGGCGAAGCTGTCAGCGTCCATCACCTGCACAACTGGTGCAGTGAGGCCAAACGCGAATGGCGTTTCCCATTGGAGTTGGTCACCGCCTTTTGTCAGATTACCCAGGACTATGGCGTCATCGCAGCAGTGCTGGAAGGAACTGGCCAATCATTGGCGGACAAGGAGACCCTGACGCTGGCCGAGTATGGCCGCTTGGTCGCCGAAGATAAGAAACGCGCTGCGCGCCGGCGCGAGCTGCAAGAGAGGCTAGGCGTATGAACATCGACACTGCTCGCGCAGACGGGCTGATGGCCCCTGACAACGCCCGGCAGGTCAAGGCCTGGATGGTGCGCCATAATGTCAATCGGGGTGCCATTGCGGCGGAACTAGGGGTCACACCGCAGATGGTGAGCGCCGTCATATGGGGGCGAAGTGATTCACGGCGAGTCATCGAACATCTGTTGAGACTTGGCTGCCCTCGTAAGTGCTTTCGCGGGACAAAATACGAGCAATGCGGCCTTGCCGCCTGATGCCGGGCATACAGCTATGGGCTACAGCACCGCACAAATAGCCGAGGCATTCGGCATCACACGCCAAGCCATAGACAAGCGCTCCCGTAAAGAATCTTGGGGTGCTGTGCGGCAAGGAAAAGGGAAGGTGTTCCCACCTGTGTCCCTGCCCCAGGATGTGCGGGACGCCATCATGGCCTGGGAGCTGAAGAAGGCCTCTCAGGCCGGGGCGGGTTCGCAGGGTGCGGGGACGGTCCCGGTGGTGGCGGGTTCAGCGGTTCCTGCGGTGCCTGCCCCTACGGGGCTGCCCGTTACTCAGGCCGGGCCGACGTCGGCGTTAACGCATGCCCAGCGCAAGGTGATGGTGGCCCGGCTGGGGTTTGTGCGGGAGCTTGCGCGGCGGGTGGACGACGGCATGGGCAAGGGCGAGGCCTTGGACAGTCTGGTGGCCCAGAGCAAGGACGGCACCTTGCCGGCGCATCTGGCGCGGCTGGTGGACGTGGCCAATGACCGCGGCGGTGCCGGGCGCGGGCTTTCCCGCCGGACCTTGCAGCGCTGGCAGTCCCAATTTGCCCTGGCCGGGGAACGCGCCCTGGCCCCGGCGCGGGTGGAAAAAGACCTTTCCGTGCCGCCCTGGGCCGAGGCATTTCTGGCCTGCTGGCGCGATCCGCAGAAGCCCAGTGTAGTGGACGCCTACACCAACGCCTTTGGGCCGCCCCATGCGCCCAATCCGGGCGCGCCATCCATTCATGCCGTGCGGCGGTTTCTGAACAAATTGACCGTCTTAGCCCGCGAGGAGGGGCGGCGCACGGGCAACGCCTGGCTGTCCCTGATGCCCTATGTGCGGCGGGACACCTCGGACCTTTCGCCCACCGAAATTTACACCATGGACGGCACCGCCATGGACGTGGAAGTGCTGCACCCGGACACGGGCCGGCCCTTCAAGCCCGAGGTGACCTTTGTGGTGGACGTGGCCACGCGGGAATGCGTGGGCCTGTCCATCGCCCTGGCCGAAAGCGCCGCGGCCACCCTGGACGCCCTGCGCATGGCCTGCCTGTATCTGGGCATCCCGGCCATCGTCTATGCTGACAACGGCCCTGGCTACCAGAACGCGCTCTGGACCGCCGAAGGCCTGGGCATGATGGACCGCCTGGGCAGCACGCTGACCCATTCCATCCGCTGCCGGCCGCAAGGCAAGGGGCTGATGGAGCGGGCCGTGAAGACGGCCTGCAACGTGGTGAAAAAATTCATTTCCTGCACCCATGCGGACATGGACCGGGACGCGGCCAAGAAGGTCTACAAGCTTTCCCGCAAGGGCCTGAAGAATGGCCAGAACATCCTGCCCACCCTGCGGGAGTTCGCCGGGCAGCTGCTGGCGCGCATCGAGCTGTACAACGCCACGCCGCACCGAGCCTTGCCCAAGATCACCGACGAGGCGACGGGCAAGCGCCGCCGGCTCTCGCCTCGGGAATACCGCCAGACCTTTGTGGACCAGGGTTGGAAACCCTGCACGGTGGACGCCGCCCTGCGCGAGGAGCTGTTCATGCCCTCAGAGACCCGCAAGGTCAGCCGCGGCTGGATCACCTTCCATGACGGCAAGTATTTTTCCAAAAGCCTTGAGGAGTTGCACGGCGAAGTCGTGGAGGTCCGCTACGACGTGTTCGACGCCTCCAAGGTCTACATCTGGAGCCTGGAGGGCGTGAAGATCTGCGAAGCGGAGCTGGACGGCAACACCACGCCGTACCTGCCCCGGTCCATGCGCGAGGCCGCGGCGGAGAAGCGCCGCAAGGGCCAGCTCAAGCGGCTGGAAGTCAAGGCCCAGGCCATTGCGCCCGGCGCGGTGATCGCCCAGCCCGAGGGGGACGGCCCGGCCATGCTCTCCGACGTGCTGGTGGCCGGGCGGGAAGTGCCGGCCATCGACGTGACGCCGTTGCCCTCGGCCAATTCGCCTGCAGAAGCCGCCAAGCGTCCGTTGTTCCTCAACTCACTGCATCATTACCGCTGGCTGATGGAGCATCGGGACCAGTGCACCGAGGCTGACGAGGCCTGGCTGGCCCGCTATGCCACCACGCCGGAGTATGCTGATTTGGCGGATCGCTATGCCTTTGAAGGGATTGCCTATGCGCCGCAGGACGCGACGCAGCGGAAGGCGGGGTAGGAATCGGGGGAAAACCTTTCTGGAAGAAAGGTTCTTCCCCCGAACCCCCTTTCCAAAGACTTTTTTCGGGTGAACTGCAACGTGGCTTGAGGAGATGTGATGAAAAAACAGTTTGTCAAAACAGAGAATTACAGCCGCTTTGTGGCGGCGGTGCGCGCGGTGGAGCAGCGCGGGGCGGCCGAGGCCGGCATGTTACTGCTCCACGGCCTGCCCGGCCTGGGCAAGAGCCACACCGCGGATCGCTGGGCCGTGGACACGGGCGCGATCTTCCTGCGGGCCAAGGTGGACTGGACGCCGCGTTATTTCCTGAAAGACCTGGCCGCCACCCTGCGCACCGTGGACACAGGCGGCAGCAGTCAGCAGCTCTTTGGCCGCCTGCTGGACCATCTGGCCCGCTCCCAGCAGCCCCTCGTTATCGACGAGGCCGAATTCACGTTGGCCCGGCAGGCCCAGGTGCTGGAAAAGGTCCGGGATATCTCGGACTACGCCGAAATCATCGTGGTGCTCATCGGCATGGAGAAAATCCAGAAGATGGTGGCTAGGCATGGACAAATCCACTCCCGCATCGCCCAGGCCGTGGAGTTCCAGCCGGCGACCCTGGCCGACGTGGCCTACGCCTGCGGGTTGCTGTCCGAAGTGCCCATGACCGAGGCCCTGTGCGCCGAAGTGCACCGGCTCTCCAACGGCCGCATGCGCGAGGTGCTGAATATCATCGCCACGGTGGAGCGGGTGGCCAGGGAATCCGGCCTGGAGACGGCGGACGTGGAGCACTTCCGCGGCGTGGCCCTCTCCTATGACTGGCAGATGCGCAGGCCCCGGACGGTGAGAGCGGGGCAGACGGGCAAGGCAGGGGCCGCGGCATGAGCGGGCAGTGCTGTCAGGCTGTGTTGCAGCATCTGGCCAGCGTGCCCGGTGTAGCAGGATGCGCCACCACGGCGGAGGTGCATGCCGCCGTTGGCTATGCCGCCAACAGCGTGCGGCGGGCCTTGCGCACGTTGCGGGAGCGGGGCCTGGTCACCTCTTTGGAGGGGCTGCACGAACTGACGGCCAAGGGCCGGGCGTGGATTGACGCCGGCCTGGAGATCACGAGCGGCCCCCGGCCTGGCCAGGCCCAAAGCCGGCACGCCCAGACCTTGCGGGCCAAGGCCTGGCGGGCGCTGCGCCTCAAGGGCAAGTGCAGCCTGGATGACCTGCTGATGTTGGTGGCCGATGGCACGGAGAAGGACGCGGAGAAGCAGTTGCGGCGGTATTGCAGGGCCTTGGAGGCCGCGGGCTATCTGGTGCCCATGCGCTCCGGCTGGCTGCTGCCTGCCGACCGCAACACCGGCCCCGAGGCCCCGGCCTACAACAGCAAGACCCGCACCGTGACCGACCCGAACACGGGGGACGTATGGCCGCTGCCCCGGAACTAGACTGGCTGGCCATCCTCAGACGCGAGGTGGCCGCCGGCAGTTGCCAGGCCGTGGCCGCGGCCATGGGCGTGAGCCGCACGGCGGTGAGCCTGCTGGTCCATGGCAAGTACACGGCGGACCCGGCGCGCATGGCCGCCAAGGTGCTGGAAACCTTCACCCGCGTGCATTGCCCGCACGCGGGGGTGCCGGTGAGCCCGCAGGAATGCGGCCAACGGGCCGGCGCCATGCCCACGGGCAGCCCCGGCGCGTTGCGCTGGTGGCGGGCCTGCCAAGGCTGCCCGCACAACCCGTTACAAACCAATAAGAAACCTGCTGCCTAACGGAGAAACGACAATGGCGACTGCAAGTGAACAGATTCGGAATTGTGCGATTGCCCTGGGGGCGCTGATGCATGACGTCCCGGATGAACATGCGGCCCTGATCCGGGTGGTGCGGCAGAACCTGCTGGCCGCCGCGGATCAGGCTCAAGCTCTGGAACGGAAACCGCTGTTGTTGGTGGTGCCGGGAGTGGCCCATGAACCCCGCGCGTGAGCTGCTCCGGCTGGGCTTCCGCGTCAGCCGGTTGAAGGACGGGACGCGGGATGCGGGCGTGCATCGGGAAATCGACGGCATTGTGGAAGAGCTGATCCGGCTGGTCAAGGCCCTGGGCGACCGGGAAGCGTCGGTGAGTCTGGAAACGGAAGAGGAGGTGACGGCATGAGTGAGGAAGCGACGGCTTACGGGGAACCCAAAATTCCCGAGGGCTACATGGAAGACGCGAAAGGCCGCATGGTGCCGGTGGGCATGGTCAAGGACGAACATCGGCTGGCTGACGAGCTGGTGAAAGGCGTCCTGGGCCGGGCCAAGGCCCTGCGCGCGGACATGGAAGAGTTCCGCGGCGAAACCCTGGCGGACATCGAAACCTATCTGGAACTGCTGGACGAAAAATACGGCGTCAAGCGCGGCGGGCGCAAGGGCAACGTCAAGCTCTACACCTTTGACGGCCGGTATCGCGTGGACCGGCAGCGCAGCGAGCACATTGCCCTCGGCGAGGAGCTGGAGGCCGCGCGGGCGCTCATTGACGAGTGCCTGGCGGAGTGGGCGGAAGGCAGCCGTGATGAACTGAAGCTCCTGATCCAGGACACCTTCCGGACTGACAGCCAGGGCAAGCTGGACACCGGGCGCATCCTGGCCCTGCGGCGCATCAAGATTGAGGATCCGCGCTGGCAGCAGGCCATGCAGGCCATCGGCGACGCCCTGCGCGTGGTGGGGGCCAAGACCCTGCTGCGTGTCTACGAGCGCCAGTCCGACGGCGCATACAAACCCATCGCGCTCGACATGAGCGCCCTTTAACCAACCAAAAGGACAGACCATCATGACCAAAGCGGAACTGATCGACGCCATTGCCCTGGCCACAGGAGATCTCACCAAAACCGCCATCGACCAAGTGCTGGACGCCCTGGCCAAAGTAGCCAAGGAGGCCCTGGGCAAGGGCGAGGACGTGCCCCTGCCGGGCATCGGCAAGCTGGAAGTGCGCGAACGCGCCGCCCGCATGGGCCGCAACCCCCAGACCGGCGAGGCGCTGGAAATCGCGGCTCACAAGGCCGTGGGCTTCAACCCGTCGAGCACGCTGAAGGGGGCGGTCAATGCCTGATCCCATCATCCGCACCCCTGAGGAGCTGGCCACATTGGAAAACGCCTGGGTCGAGGCCTTTGAAGACGGCACGCCCGGCGCGGGGGCTGTGCTGGACCTCATCCTGTGGCTCACCGATCCCGGCCTTGATCCGCCGATGCCGAGTTAACCCTTGCGAAACGGGAGGATTCCTCCCGTCACCCAGGCGTGGTGGCCTGGGTCTGATGAGCAGCCAAAGGATGCAACATGACGCCAGATGATTGGAACTATGTAGAGAGGACGTTGTCCATCCCGTATGGGCACGTGACTCTGCGATGCGATGGATACCTTGTGGGGCTGCGCGTCGAGCCTGTTAAAAAAATGCAGTGCGGCATCTGTGTGTATGTTGATGGCTGGATGCGCGGCGAATGGATGTCCAAAGAATGCGATGTGTCAACACGATTCCTGCGGCGCTCTGAACGCTCGCTCTACTCCAAAAAAGAACAAGCGGAATGGCGAAAACTCTCAAAAGCGCTCGGGAAGCCCGCCAGTTTTGACAAGAAGATGGTCTTTTATCTGCCGTGCTGGAACAGCGTTACATCGCTACGCCGCCACTACATCAAACACAATACGTCCATCGAACTGGTGCGCGAGGAGGTGTGACATGGCCAAAAAGCCCAAGACCAACCCCGCCTTGAATCCGCCCCGGCCCAGTGAGTGCACGCTGCTGCTGGTGCAGAGCGGGCCGGTGCCCGTGTTCGTGAAACCGCGTGGCTACAAGAAATGCGCCCAGCCGGGCGTCTGGTGTGTGCAGGTGTTTCACGGCCTGCAGTGTTGCCCTGGTTGCGACTGGCTGTGCCAGTTTCCGCCCGTCGCCGGCCTGGTCAAGGGCCAGCAAGTGCTGGTGCTCAAGGAGGTCTAGTATGCCCCCCCAAAAAAAGGCCGCCCCGGCCGCCGAAAAGAAGAAGGCGCCCCAGAAGAAGGCTTCCGGCCGGCAGGCCCTGTCCGCCAAGATCCACATTGCCATCAAGGATCTGAACATGCCCGACGAAGCCTACCGGGACATCCTGCAGGCCCGCTTTGGCGTGGCCAGCTCCGACCGGCTCTCCGTGGCGCAGCTGCAAGAGCTGATTCGGCATTTCGAGTCCCTGGGTTGGGTGCCCAAGAAGAAGCGGCCGGCCCCGCGGGCAGGCATCGAGAAGCTCTGCAAGCGCATCTGGGCGCAGTGCTACAGCCTTAACCGCCCCGTGCCGGCCTATGCCGACGGCCTGGCCAAGCGCATGTATGGCGTGGAGAAGCTCATTTGGTGCGACGCCGCTCAGCTGCATGCCATCACCACGGCCCTGGGCAAGCAGCAAGCCCGCGAGGACGCGCCCACGGAGCCCTATGGCCCAACTGACGCGGTGGGGATGCAGGCGTGAGCGAGCGGTGGTTGTCGTATCCGGAGCTGCAGGCCGTGGTGGGCAAGGACAAGGCCGAGGCCCTGTGCCAGGCCCTGGGCGGGCTGCTGACCTACCTGCCGCACACGCCCAAGCCCTCGCATCCCTTTGCGCCCATCCTCGGCATGCCGGCCCTGCACACCCTGGCCGCCTATGCCGGCGGCTGGCACATCAGCCTGCCCAACCTGCGCCGGCCCGAGGCCATGAAGGGCCAGATCCTGGAGCTGCTGGCCCAGGGCCTGCCGCACCGGGAGATCGCCGAGCGCCTGGGCGTGTCCCAACGCTGGATCCGCCACCTGGCCGCCGAACAGCGCGCCGCCGCCGGCCAGCCGCAGCAATTACGGCTTTTTTAAAGCACGGAGTCGGGGGAAAACCTTTCTGGAGAAAGGGTTCCCCGAACCCCCTTCCAAAGACTTTTATTTAAAGGTTGTAGATGAATGGAGGTCGGAGGGAAGGTGTTTCTATTCAAGCGGTTGGAGGGATGATGGGCGAAAAACGCAAGCCCATGGCGACGCTCTTGCTCAGAAAACCGGGCAATATAAGCATCAAAATTGAAATTTTTGACGGCGCGCTTTTTGGGCACGCCGGCGACTACCGCCTGCGGGTGAATGGGCGCTTCGTATCCCTCAAGGGCCAGCCCTTTTACCATGCTGCAGACGGGGTGGTGGCAACATTGCGTGGGCTGGTCTTCGGCACCTGGATCCTGCCGGAACCGGAAGAGGAAGCCCCGCCGGCCGCCTTCGCCCCCGGCGACCGTGTGACCGTATTCTATGAACTGGCCGGCGTGCCACGGGCCGAGATGGGCATTGTCCGTTCCGCCCCCCTGCAGGATCAGGCCGGCCGGCAGCATGTGCTGGTGGCCACGGGCGGGCCGATGCGCGTGGCGCTGTTTCCGGTGGAAAAAGTGGAGGTGCGGGAGTGAAATCGCTGCTGTTGCCCGGCCTCGTTGCCGTTGTGTCGCTCGCCCTTGTCTTTGCCCTGGGGGTTGTTCTGGGTGTGTCTGCAGGGATGTACGGGATGCTTGAATCCCTACGCGCCTCCACGGTGCGGACGGTGGAGGATGGGGAGCCGACAGTGGAGTTGCACTTTGTCCTTGGCCCGTTCCGGTATGTCAAAAAGATCGCTGCCGAGGC